ATGTCGACTTCGGTCATCAACGGTTACTCGAAAGATTACGGTGCCCAGGTCCATGCCGCCTATCAGCGTCAGGGCACCAAGCTGCGCAATACCGTGCGCACCCGCAACAACGTCACCGGCGCCATCGCCGTCTTCCAGAAGGTGGGCAAGGGTGCGGCCAGCACCAAGGCCCGTCACGGCAAGGTGCCGGTCATGAACGTCGACCACCAGACGGTGGAATGCCAGTTGTACGACTATTACGCCGGCGACTGGCTGGACAAGCTGGACGAAATCAAGATCGAACACGACGAACGTGCCGTCCTGGTCAATGCCGGGGCCTATGCTCTGGGTCGCAAGACCGACGAGTTGATCATCACCGAACTGGACAAGTCCACCAATTACGCGCTTGACGGCGCCACCGGCCTGACCAAGGATAAGGTGCTGACCGCCTTTGAAATGCTGGGCGAAGCCGACGTCCCCGACGACGGCGAACGTTACGCGGTAGTCGGCTGGAAGCAGTGGTCGGAACTGCTGCAGATCCCGGAATTTTCCGATGCCGATTATATCGGCGACGAAGACCTGCCGTGGAAGGGCACCCAGGCCAAGAACTGGCTGGGCACCTTGTGGATGCCCCATTCCGGCCTGACCAAGTCGGGTTCGGTGCGCCACTGCTATTGGTACCACAAGACCGCCATCGGCCACGCTGTCGGCTCGGAAGTCAAATCCGAGATCACCTATCACGGCGACCGCGCCGCGTGGTTCTGCAACAACATGATGAGCCAGGGCTCGGCCCTGATCGACACGGCCGGCGTGGTCTCCCTGCGCTGCCTGGAAGCGTAAGGGGAACCAGACCATGGCCTATCTTTCCAAGGACCTGTCCGTCCTGGCCTATGCCAACGGCTTCACGCTTTGGCATTACGCCACCACCGATGCCGCCGCCACTGTCGACACCAATGGCTATTTCAGCCCGGCCGCCGACATGCTGCGCACCGGCGACATCATCATCGCCAACCTGGAAACCGCCGGCACCCAAAAGGCCGGCCTGTTCTTCGTCCGCCAAGCCGGTTCCGGCAGCGTGGACGTGGCCGACATGACCCAGTTGGGCGCCACCAACACCGACTGATCACCCTTGTTCCGGGGCCACCTTTCGCGGGTGGCCCCGGTCTTTTTTGCAGTCTGGGATCAAAAACGGCTTAGTTCGGGCCATTCCTCGGCCCCCGATTGGGTTTCCAGATAGGCCCAGCACCCCGATCATCAGAAGCATGACAATCAATCGCAGCAAACAGCTCCGATTGATTGACACACGAGCAATCACATTCCATTCATGTTTTTATCTCGACAAGATTTATGCCCAAAAACGGGCACCGTCTGCCGATATTTTTATTTGAGGTGGCGATATGAAGGTTAAAGTCGCTTTGCTGGCCGGCGCGATCATTCTGTGGGGGCAGAATGTGCTTGCTGCCGAATGGGGCGAACGGATCAAGAAGGTTGAAAACCCACGATTGATCACCGAGATCGCCAAAGAGTTTGAAGGCAATTTGAAGGAAATCGACACGAAAGCCCGCGTCGACAAATGCGAGCATGTCGTGACGTATTTTTCCAGCGGAACAGCGAAAAACCACAGCTATTCCGGAATATGTTCCGTATTTTTTGCCGGTCAAATCGATGAACGTCCTGATGTGCTATGGGACGATGAACTACTCAAGTTTAACAATTAAATTTGATGCATTTTCCTACTCCGATGATGAAGCCGCCGATTTTGTCGAGACGAACTGCGCTCCTGGGGGTTGATGAATTCTGCACGACACCTTCGGCGCCAAACCAACGGCCTAACCGCACTCAAATCGCTATTTTCCGCAACCCCGTCAGCCGTGGAGCAGACGGGGTTTTTCTTTTTCCACGCGCCCAATGGAGTTGAACCATGGCCCGTAAACCCTCCTATCCTTACCCCGCGCCAAGCACCGTTGATCCTGAAGAGGTCAAGCGTACCAAGGCCGTCCTGAAGCAGGACGACTGGATCGGTCCCAAGACCACCCAGGCCTTTGCCCAGGTGCTGCGCCAGGAAGATGCCGATTAGGTCACCCAAGCCCTGGGACGGACTTTGGGCTGGTTGTGAAATTACCCCTTGACAACAGAACAAATCACGAACTAATGTCATCCCATCACCGCCACAATTGCGCCCGCGTCCCAGAATTGGGTCTGCGGGCTTTTTGTTGCCCCATCCCCATCATCATCGGAGACCCCGCCATGGCATTGTCGGCCATCGCCCTGTGCTCGCGCGCGCTGTTGAAGCTGGGCGCGGCCACCATCGCCAGTTTCGACGAAGGCACCGCCGAATCGGAAGTGTGCGCCAACCTGTATCCGTCGGTCCGCGACGCCATGCTGTCGTCCTATCCATGGAAATTCGCCACCGGTCAGGTATCGCTGCCGCGTCTGGTGGCCCAGCCGGTGGCCGATTATTCCATGGCCTATCAATTGCCCGCCGATTTCCTGCGGGCCATGTCGGCGGGCGTCGCCGGCCAGGGTTTCGGCCTGTCCTATCGCATCGCCGAGAACCGGCTGCATTGCGACGCCGACGAAGTGACCCTGACCTATATCTTCCGCCCTGACGAATTGTCGTTCCCGCCGTTCTTCGACCAGGTGCTGATCACCCGGCTGGCCGCCGAGTTCTGCATTCCGCTGACCGAAAGCACCAGCCGGGCCGAGTTCCTGTACCGCCTGGCCGAGGACGAATACCGCCGGGCCAAGCTGGTGGATGCCCAACAGGACGTGCCGTCCGCCATTTCCAGCTTCCCGCTGGTCGAGGTGCGGTCATGAGCGGCGGCACCATCACCCTGGCCAAGACCAACTTCACCGCCGGCGAATTGTCCTTGGACATGATGGGGCGCGGCGATCTGTCGGCTTATGCCAACGGCGCCAAGACCCTGCGCAACGTCTTCATCGCCCCCATCGGCGGGGTGTCGCGGCGATCGGGCCTGCGCTTCATCGACAACGCACGCGGTCGCGGTCGGCTGATCGCCTTCGAGTTCAACACCGAGCAGACCTATCTGCTGGTGCTGACCGACCTGCATCTGGACGTCTATGCCGACGGCATTCATGTGGCCGACATGGAAACGCCATGGAGTCTGGAGCAGTTGAAACAGATCAACTGGACCCAGACCGCCGACACGCTGTTGGTGGTCCACCCCGAGGTGAAGCCGCGTAAGCTGACCCGCACCTCGCACAGCGCCTGGACCATGTCGGAATGGAGCTTCTATACCGCTGACAACGTGATCCAGCAGCCCTATCACAAATTCGCCGACGACGAGGTGACGCTGCAGCCGTCTTCCACCAGCGGGACCATCACCATCACCGCCTCGGCCAGCGTGTTCGTCGCCGGCCATGTGGGCACCCGCTTCCGCCTTCAGCAAAAAGAGGTGGAGATCACCGCCGTCACCTCGGCCACCCAGGCCAGCGCCACGGTCAAACAGAATCTGGTGAACACCATTGCCCACAAGGATTGGGAAGAACAGGCGCTGTCCAGCATCCGGGGCTGGCCCACTTCAGTGTGTTTCCATCAAGACCGGCTGGTCATCGGCGGCAGCCGCGACCAGCCCAACCGGTTGTGGCTGTCGAAATCGTCGGATCTGTTCAATTTCGACCTGGGCGAGGCGCTGGACGACGAAGCCATCGAATTCGCCCTGTTGTCCGATCAGGTCAACGCCATCCGCAATGTGTTCTCCGGGCGCCATCTGCAGGTCTTCACCTCGGGGGCGGAATGGATGGTGTCGGGTCAGCCCCTGACGCCGACCTCGATCCAGTTGACCCGCCAAACCCGGGTGGGCTCGCCGGTGGACCGCACGGTGCCGCCACGTGACGTGGACGGCGCCACCTTGTTCGTGTCGCGCAACGGCAAGGATCTGCGCGAGTTCCTGTTCGCCGACGTGGAACAGGCCTATCAGTCCACCGATCTGGCCATGCTGGCCAAGCATGTGATGAACGCCCCCATCGACCAGGATTACGATTCCGCCCGCCGCCTGTTCCATCTGGTCATGGGCGACGGGACCTTGGGCACCGTCACCGTGTTCCGCGCCGAGAAAGTCACCGCCTGGACCACCCATCGCACCGATGGGGATTTCCTGTCGGTGGCGGTGGTGGAAGGCGAGGTTTACGTGCTGGTCAGCCGCCAAGGCGGCATCTGCGTCGAACGTTTCGACGGCACCCTGTCGCTGGACGCGGCACTGACCGGTGAAAGCGACACCCCCAAAGTGGTGTGGAGCGGCCTGGACCATCTGGAAGGGCGCGACATCCGGGTTCTAGCCGATGACGGCGCCCTGGAAACCCTGATTGTGACCGCTGGCGCCGTCACCTTGTCGGAACCGGCATCCAAGGTGCAGATGGGCTTGCCCTTCACCCACGAGATCGAGCCCCTGCCCCCGGTGGTGCAAGCCGCCGGCGGTGCTGGCCCCGGCGCGGTGGTACGGCTGATCCGGGCGCATTTCCGCCTGCTCGATACCCAGGCCCTGCATCTGGACACCGGCAAAGGCCCGCTGCCGGTGCCGTTCCGGCGCTTCGGCCGCCACAGCTTCGATGCCGGGCCGCCGGTGTTTTCCGGTGACGTGCAGGTCCGCGCCATCGGATGGAAGCGGGACGCCTTCGCGCCGCTGTGGCGCATCAGTCAGGACGTGCCGCTGCCCTGCACCGTGCTGGCGGTGGCCACCGAGATGAAACTGTCCTCGTAACGGAAGAACAAAACATGACCGAACATCTTCAAATCAACGACGTCGCCCCGCGCGTCCAGTATCTGGCCGACGGGGTGCAATCGGCCTTCACCTTTCCCTTCGCCATCTTCACCGAGACCGATCTGGAAATCTGGCTGGACGAAAGCCCGCAAAGCAGTGGTTTCAGCATCTCGGGGGCCGGTATTTCCACCGGCGGCACCGCCATGTTCAACGTTGCCCCGACCAACGGCACCCGCGTCACCCTGCGCCGTCGTCTGTCCATCCGCCGCACCACCGATTACCAGGCCGACGGGCTGATCCGCGCCAAGACCCTGAACGACGAGATGGATTATCAGGTCGCCGCCCTGCAACAGGTGGCGGAAGTGACGGAACGCTCGCTGCGGCGCTCGGCCACCTCGTCCAATCTGGCCGATTTGACGCTGCCGGAACCGGCGGCCAATCGCAGCCTGAAATGGAATACCGACGGCAGCGGTTTGGTGAATTCCACCAACGACCCGGACGCAACCGGCGATGCCACCGTGGCGGCAGCCCAAGCGGTAGCGGCGGCGGCGCAAGCAACCGCTGCCCGCGATGTGGTGACGGCGGCCGTGGCCTCGCTGGAAAACCCGCTGTCCCGCGATGCCAATCTGTCTGATCTGACAGATCACGCCGCCGCCCGAGCCAATCTGGGCGTGCCAGCTATTGCCGATATCGCTGTCGCAGCACGAACGGCGGGAACCGCTATCGCCCTGGACGACCTCGCGCTGATTCGAGACACCAGCGTGGCGGCGGATCGGAAAATCACCATCGGCAATATTTTGAAAGCGGTGAACTTGTTGACCGCCGATACCAGCCCCGACAAGACCGCCGATTACGTCATGACCTGGGATGCGTCGGCGTCTGACGTGAGAAAGGCCCCTCTAAGTGCCTTAGGCGGCGGGGCCTTGGAATTCGTGTCGTCACAGACCGTATCGTCCGCTGTTACTGCCGTGGATTTCACCGGCTTCACCGCTGGCTACGATTATCATATCCAGTTCGACCATTTGGCCTTCTCCACCACCAACCAAGTGCTCACATACCAGATGATGGATGCCTCAGGGGTTGTGCTGAGTGGTGCCAACTACAAAACGGCACGGATTTCAGTCGATGGCGGCACCGTCTCTGGTGCACAGGTACTAAACGGCAGCGCCGTGGTGATGTCGGGGACACTATACCACGCGCCTTATGGAGAAATCTTGGTGATTGACCCCATGGGCGACACCGTCAATCGACAGTCATGGTTTCGCTGTAGCGGCTATGGGTCTGCTGCCAACACCTGGACGTTTCATCAAGGGTGCGGTCATTACAGCCAATCGAGCCACAGCGGCATCCGCATCAAAACCCAATCGGCCAACATCGCCTCTGGGAAATTCCTGTTGTGGCGCCGGCAAAGGAGCGCATGACCATGAAACGCCTTGTTGTTGACGTATTGACCGGCGACGCCGTCGAAATCGCTTTGAACAAAGACGAGGTGTCGGCGCGAGAAGCCGAGATGGCGGCCTATGAAGCCGCCGTCATCGCCCAATCCCAGACAATGACGATCGCCGCCATCGACAACCGCCTTACCGCCATCGATTCCGAAGCCATCCGCCCACTCCGCGCTTTGGCAGCAGGGAGCGCCACATCTTCCGATACGAACAGGCTGGCGGCACTCGAGGCCGAAGCCGCCGCCTTACGCCATGAGCGGTCAGGCCTCACCAATCAGTGACCTTTTCCCGTCCCCCCACCAAGCCCCGCCGACCCCCGGCGGGGCTTTTTTCATGGAGTTGACACAGATGACCTTGCAACATTCCTATGGCACCAACGGTATCAGCGATGCCTTCGCCTTTTCTTTTCCCATCGACCAGGAAGCCGACATCCAGGTCCTGATCGACAATGTCGAACAGAACTCGGGCTTCACCGTGCATGGTGCCGCCAGCCCTGGTGGTGGCGTCGTGGTGTTCCTGGCCGCGCCGTCGGCTGGCAAGACCTTGCTGATCCGCCACCGCGGTCGTTCGGCGGTGTCGTCGGCCGATGCGTCGTCGGGTTATCTGTCCGACAAGCTGGTGGCGGGTGCCGGCATCAGCCTGACCCCGGAAGAAGACGGTGAAGGCCGACAAGTGCTGGTGGTCACCAACACAGACACCAGCAACGCCATGGTCCCTGAGCTGAACTTGGCCGACCTGACCGACGCGGCCGCCGCGCGCAGCAATCTGGACGTCTATTCCACCGCCCAGACGGATGCCGCCATTTCCGCCAGTTCGGATCTGGACCTGAAGAAAGCCAGTAATCTGGCCGATCTGACCGACAAGTCCACCGCCCGGACCAATCTGGGCGTCTACTCCACCGCCCAGGTGGACGCCACCATTTCCGCCAGTTCGGATCTGGACCTGAAAAAGGCCCAGAACCTGGATGACCTGGCGGACAAGCCCACCGCCCGCACCAATCTGGGCGTCTACTCCTCCACCCAGGTGGACGCCGCCATTTCCGCCAGTTCGGATCTGGACCTGAAGAAGGCCCAGAACCTGGATGATCTGGCGGACAAGCCCACCGCCCGCACCAATCTGGGCGTCTACTCCACCACCCAGGTGGACGCCACCATTTCCGCCAGTTCGGATCTGGACCTGAAAAAGGCCCAGAACCTGGATGATCTGACGGACAAGCCCACCGCCCGCACCAATCTGGGCGTCTACTCCACCACCCAGGTGGACGCCGCCATTTCCGCCAGCGCGGATCTGGACCTGAAAAAGGCCAGCAATCTTGGCGATCTGCAAAGCACCGCCGCGGCTCGGACCAATTTGGGCCTGGATAACGTCGCTTATCTGAACGTGACCCAGGATTGGAGCAAGCCGCAGCGCAATCAGGCCCTGTTCACCGGCAACGTCGGTGGCTCGGTGACCCTGGATATGGGGGCCTACCAGAACTTCGAGCTGGGATTGTCCGCCGACGTCACCTTCGCCAACCCGACCATCGTCACCGCCATGGTCGGCCAGCGCGGCTGCGTCGGCATCGCCCCCAACGGATTCGCCATCACCGCCATGGGTAGCCTGTGGAAACGCGTCGGCGACACCGGCGCTCCGGGCGAGATCACCGGCCAGGGCCGGATCGACTATCACATCCGATCCACCAGCCGCATCGAATACGCCTATAACGACGTGGAGGCATAAGCATGTTCTGTGACAGCATGATGCTGGGAGGCGGCCGCCAGGCCGCCTTTTCCATTCCCCATTCCGTCCGTCTGGACGGGGTGTCGGATTATTTCACCCGCACGCCCAGCGTGGCGGGCAACCGCAAGACTTGGACCTTTTCCGCCTGGGTGAAGCGATCCCGCTTCACCGATGGCGGCATCATCTTTTCCTCGACGGTAAGCGGTCCTGACACCCAATGGATTTATTATAAGGCCACCAACGACGCGCTTTATTGGCAGGATTACGTGGGAAGCACCCGCATGGATCTGATTTCCACCGGCGTATTTCATGATAATGCCGCCTGGATGCATGTGCTTGCCGTCCTGGACACCACCCAGGAAACCCCTTCCGAGCGGGCGCGGCTTTATGTCAACGGCATGCGAATCACCTCTTTCTCGACGGAAGTATACCCGGGTCAGAATGCCCAGCTACAGGTCAACACCGCCGGACGCGGCCATCATCTTGGCGCCTGCCTCTATAGCGGTTCGATCAGCGCTTACATGGCCGGCTATCTCAGCCAGCCGATCTTCGTCGATGGCATCGCCTTGGACCCGACTTACTTCGGCGAAACCGACCCGCTCACCGGTTCGTGGCGGCCGAAGAAGGTGAACATCAGCGATTACGGTACCAACGGTTTCCATCTGAACTTCGACGATGCCAACGATCCGGGCTTTGACATCTCGGGTAACGCCAATGCCTGGACTCCGGTCAGCCTGGGCGCGGCGGATGTGGTGGCGGATACGCCGACGAATAATTTCTTCATCACGTCCAGACTGTTTCCCATCAGCTATCCGCTGACCATTTCCGAGGGTGACCTGACCGTGACCACCACCAGTGGCAGCGCCAATTACCGAGCATTGGGTAGCATTTCGCCTGGGCCGGGGAAGTGGTGGTATCGGATCGCACATCCGATGAATATCGGCTGTTATTTCGGCTTCACCCGACCGACCCAAAACTTTCTGACCGCTCGGTACGAAGTTCCCGGTACCGTGACGGGGCGAACTGATGAGTTCAGCTTTCGGATCAGTCCTGGCACAACGCCCGTCGCATTTATTTACGCCTGCTTCAACGGCAACGTCGTCAGCTTGACGGAAAGCCTGCCCCAGACTCCGGCCAACATCGACATCTGTTTCGACTGTACCGACCCGCTGAACGGCAAGGCCTGGATTATGGTTGACGGAGTATCGGTGGCTGGCGACCCGGTGGCGGGAACCGCACCGCCGATCAGCGGCGTGGTGTGGTCGCCAGACATGTTGCCCTGCTTCGTTTGCGGCAATCCTGGAAGCTATCAGATCGTCAACGGAAGTGATGGAACGGTTCCGCCCACCGGTTACAAGGCCCTGTGCACCGCCAATATGCCAGCCCCGGCGATCAAATCCCCGGCCAAGCATTTCGACGTGGTGACTTATACCGGGACCGGGGCGGCGCAAACCATCAGCGGACTGGGCTTCCAGCCGGATCTGGTATGGTGCAAGCGCCGGGACAACGTGGAAAGCCACGGCATTTACGACAATGTCCGCGGGCCAACCAAGGTACTGTCTTCGAATTTGACTAATGCCGAGGCGACCAATGCCAATGGCATCGTCTCGTTCAATGCCGACGGCTTCACCGCCAACGGCGCCACGGCGACCAATGGCAATGCCGCCCAATATGTCGCCTGGTGCTGGAAAGCCGGCGGTGCCGCCGTGGCCAACAATTCCGGCAGCATCACCTCCCAAGTCAGCGCCAACCCGACGGCCGGTTTCAGTATCGTCACCTTCACCAAGAACACGTCGTCGGTGACGATCGGACATGGGTTGGGGGCAACCCCCAAGTTAATCATCGCAAAGCAGCGCAACAACCCGTCTGGGTCATCCTGGTGGGTGTACACGGCTGCTTTGGGTGCCGGCAAGCTGCTATGGCTCAACACCAACGATGCAAGCGCAGATAATGTGAATGCATGGAACAGCACGGCGCCGACCGATTCCGTGTTTTCGCTGGGGTCCGCTGCTGACAACTTTGACTATGTCGCCTATTGCTGGGCCGAGGAGCCGGGTTTCTCGAAGTTCGGCCTCTATACTGGGAGCGGCTCCACGGATGGTCCGTTCATCCATTGTGGTTTCCGACCGGCCTTCCTTCTGGTGAAAAAAATCAGTGCTGCCGAAGATTGGGCGATTCTTGATTGTAAGCGCCCCAAATTCAACCCGGTGATCGCTCCGCTTCGGCCGAATCGGTCGAATGCGGAAGATCTAGGAGCCGCATCCACCGACTTTACCGCCAGCGGATTTAAACTGCGAACCCCCAGTACCTATGTCAACCAATCCGGTCAAACCTACATCTATGCCGCCTTCGCCGAATTCCCCTTCGGCGGCATGAAGACCACGCCGGCCACGGCGCGGTGATCTGAAAAGCTGAAAGTCTGAAAACCTCTGCCCGCCCCGGTTCGCCGGGGCGGGTTTTTCATGTCCCACCAACAAGCAACGGAGGATCACATGCCCGAGGACATGGGCACCATCCGGGCCGCCTGCCGGGCCGAGTTGCCCGAACGCATCAAGGCGGCGCTGGACGAGTACCGCCGCTTCGTCGCCGAACCACCGCCTGACGATTCCAAGGGCTTTGCCGCCTGGCAGGCCGCCGCCAAGGCGGCTTTGGCCCATGTGGAGGGGTTGGTCAAACTGGCCCGTTGGGCCGAAGGCGAAACCACCGAAGAATCCGGCGGCTTGGATTCGTTGTTGGCCCAGGCCCGTGACGCCCTGGCCACCCTGGATGAGGACGAGGAATGATGAGCCGCATCGGCTTTCCCGAATTCGTCTGGGTGTGGAACGCCAAACTGGGCCAAACCACCCCCGCCCACCATCTGCGCCTCGCCCGGTGGCTGGCACGGAACTCCAAGTCCCGTCACCGCAATTTGTTGCTGATGGCGTTCCGGTCATCGGGAAAGTCCACCATTGTCGGACTGTTCTGCGCCTGGGCGTTGATGGAAAATCCCGATCTGCGCATCATCATCCTGGCCGCCGATTTCGCCTTGGCGAAAAAGATGGTCCGCAACGTCAAACGCATCATCGAACGCCACCCGTTGACCCAATCGCTGAAACCCAAGCGACGTGACCATTGGGCATCGGACCAGTTCACGGTCAACCGCCCCGGCGAACTGCGCGACCCATCCATGGTGGCCAAGGGCATCGGCGCCAACATCACTGGGTCGCGCGCCGAACTGGTCATCTGTGACGACGTGGAAGTCCCCAACACCTGCGACACCGCCCCCAAGCGAATCGACCTGCGCGAAAGACTGAGCGAGATCGAGTTCGTCCTGGTGCCCGGCGGCATGCAGCTTTACGTCGGCACGCCCCATTCCTATTACACCATCTATGCCGACCAACCCCGGCTGGAAACCGGTGAGGACCGTCCTTTCCTGGACGGCTTCCACCGTCTGGAACTGCCGCTGGTGAACGCCAAGGGGGGCAGCGCCTGGCCCGAACGCTTTCCCGCCGACAAGATCGCCGCCCTGCGCCGCCGCAGCGGGCCCAACAAATTCGACAGCCAGATGATGTTGCGTCCGGTCAACATCGCCGACGGCCGCCTGGACCCGGATCGCTTGCGGCTGTACGAAGCCGAGCTGACCTATGCCGAGGGCAATGCCCAACCCGTCCTCAGTATCGGCGACACCCGCATGGTGTCGGCGTCGTGCTGGTGGGACCCGGCCTATGGGGCGCCGGGCAAAGGCGACGGCTCGGTGGTGGCGGCGCTGTTCTGCGATGCCCAGGGCGGCTATTGGCTGCATCGGGTGAAATACCTGACCCATGACCCGACCCAGACGGATCAGGACGAAGCCAGTCAGCAATGCCGGCAAGTGGCCGAATTCGCCCGCGACCTGCATCTGCCGGCCATCAGCCTGGAAACCAACGGACTGGGACGCTTTCTGCCCGGCCTGCTGCGCCGGGAACTGGCCAAACTGGGCTATCCGTGCGCGGTGGTGGAAATCGCCAGCCGCAAGGCCAAGGACCAACGCATCGTCGACGCCTTCGACGCAGTGTTGGCCGCTGGCGCCCTGTCCGCCCATCGCAGCGTTTGGACCACCCCTTTCATCGGTGAAATGCGCGAATGGCGCCCCGGCGGCAAGGGCCGTGACGATGGCCTGGACGCGGTGGCCGGATGCTTGCTCAGCCAGCCGGTCCGCCTGTCCCGCCCCAACCTGAAATCGCCGCAACGGGCCGATTGGCGCCCCGGCGGCGGCGGCGTGACGGCACAAACCGATTTCGACTTATAGTTTTTCGGAGAACAAATATGGAACATCTTGGCATTGACCCATTGTGGTGGGTCACGGCGGTGGAACTGCCGGTTCTGGGCGGGCTTTTCCTGCTGATCTGGCGGGCCCGTCTGGACGCCGACCAGCGCCTGGACGAGCTGGCCCACCGCCTGGAAATCGGTGTCGGCCAGGCCCGCGAGGCGCTTTCCGCCTATAAACTGGAAGTGGCGAAAAGCTATGCCACCACCGGGCACCCTGAAAGACGTGGAAAAACGCCTGACCGAGCATCTGGTCCGCATCGAGGCCAAACTGGACTCGGTCGGCATCAACGGAGGTCGGCCATGAACGACGTTCCGCTGATCCTGCTGGATAGCACGCCTGACGAGGAAAGCCAGACGGCGCCGGCCCCGCCGGGCTCGGCGGTGGACATTCTGGCCCGCACCCTGTGGGGCGAAGCCCGTGGTGAAAAAGTCCGAGGCATCGAGGCGGTCGCCGCCCTGGTGATGAACCGGGTGAAACGGGCGCAAGATCGGGGCGGCCGCTATTGGTGGGGCAGTTCCATCCAACAAGTCTGCCTGAAACCCTGGCAGTTCAGCTGCTGGAACCAGGGCGACCCCAACCGCCCCAAGCTGGAAAAGGTCACCGAAAAGGACCGGGTCTTCCGTGTCTGCCTGCGCGTCGCCCGCCGCGCCGCCGCCGGCACCCTGGACGACCCCACCCTTGGGGCCACCCATTACCACACCCAGGCGGTGGCGCCGCCCTGGGCCAGGGGCCGTAACCCCTCGGTCATCATCGGCAACCATCTGTTCTACAACGACGTGGAGTAACCCCCATGATCCCTGCATTGCTGGCCAGTATCGGCCTGCCCCTGCTGGTCAAGGCGGTGGGCGGCGCCTTGGACGGCATCGACCATCCCGCCGCCAAAGCCGCTTCCGGCGCCTTGACCCAGGTCGAAAAAGCCCTGAAAGCCGACGAGGTCAGCCCCGAGCAACTGGCCGAAGCCCACCGCCACCTGGAACGCATGAGCGAGTTGGAAAGCGCCGAGGCCACCGCCGCCTTGGCCCAGATCAACGAATCACTGCGCACCGAAAGCCGGTCGGACGATTGGTATGTAAGGCGTTGGCGCCCCACATTCGGCTATGCGGTGGCGCTGACCTGGACGGCGACCATGAGCGCCACCGCCTGGGCCATCGTCGCCGAACCGGCCCAGGCGCCAACCATCATCACCGCCTTGGTCAACACCAGCCCGATCTGGGGCATTGCCTTGGGCGTGTTGGGCATCGCCGTGGTCAAGCGCAGTCACGACAAGAAGATCGGAAGCGTTTAAGCCTTTTCCACCTTCTTGACCTTGGCGTGCTTGCGCAAGCCCGCCACCACCTGGTCGGCGGCGCGGGTCAAAGCCGTCTTGACCCGCGTCACCGGGGTGACGAAATCATCGGGATCAGGCTGGCGGAACAGCCGCATGGTGGGATACCAGGCACAGGTTTCGCCATGGTCGGTCCACCGCCAGTCCGAGACATAACGCAGCAGCATCCAGGTCGGCTTGCCCAAGGCCCCGGCCAAATGGGCGGCCGAGGTGTCGATGGTGACGATGATGTCCAAGGCCTGCATCAACGCCGCGGTGTCGGCGAAGCTGTTGATGGCCGGAGACAGGTCGCGTACCAGGGTACCCACGCCCAAATCCGTCAAATCCTGGGCGCGATCGCCCATCTGCAGGCTCCAGAACGCCAGACGCGGGTCTTCCATCAACGGCAGCAAATGTTCGAGCGGCCAGGAGCGGTCGCGCGGCACCAACTTACCGGCCCAGATCAGGCCGACATTGATCACGCTGCCCGGCGGATGCCCCAAAGGCTTGGCCAAGCTTTTGGGCGGCACCAAATAGGGCACCGGCCCTGGCAGCTTCCCGGCATCGATTTCCAA